CGAGCTATGATTATGACTACGGCAGAAAAATTTCCACCCAACCCTTCAAAAACTAATTGTAAGTGGTGTTCTTATAAAAATGGTGAAGAACCTGCTTGTCAATGGGGTATGATTTAGTTATAATAAATCAAGTTTTAAATAACAAATAATAAATAACAAATACAGATATGACAGAGAATAATACACTATGTGCTTATGCACATCAGGCAGAAACAACTAACTTCATCACAAACAATCCTTGTTGTTTAGTTACTTCAGACCCTGGCACAGGAAAAACAAGATCCGTCTTAGACGCACATGTTCAATGGGGAGGTAAGACTCTTGTTTTAGCACCGTTATCCATACTTGAAGCAGCTTGGGTTGATGACATAAAGAAGTTTCAGCCTAATATAAAATACGGTGTTGCCTACGCTAAAAATAGACAAAAAGTATTTGAAGATGAATCACTAGATATGGTGATTACAAACTTTGAAGCCGTTAATTTTTTAGTAAAAAATCAACAGTTATTAACAAAATTTAGTAATTTAGTAATAGATGAGTTTACTGCTTTTAAAAATAAAGACGCTAAACGGTCAAAAAATATCAAGACTATATCAACCTTATTCAGACGCCGTGTCGGGATGTCTGGTACTCCTAACACCAATAGTATTCTTGATCTTTGGCATCCAGTCTATCTCGTAGACGAAGGAAAACGTTTAGGTGAACGGTACTACTCGTATCGTAATCAAGTCTGCACGCCAAAATTTAATGGTTTTGCTAATGTCTGGATAGATAAACCAGGCATAGAAGAAACTGTGGCTGACTTATTAAAAGATATTACAATCCGACATGCACTGGAAGATTGTATAGACTTACCTAACAATATAGTTAGAACTGTGTATACAAACCTCTCCCCGCAGGTAGCAGGCATGTACAAAACTTTAGCTGAAGATTCAGTGTTATACACACAACAGGGGACCATTAACGCTGTAAACGCAGGCGCTAGAGTCAAAAAACTATTACAGTTAATAAGTGGTGGAGTATACGATGAGAACGGTTTAGTTCAATATTTTCATCAAGAACGTTACGACTTAGTAATGGATCTAGTTGATGTACGTAACCATTCTTTAGTTGCTTACAACTGGAAACATGAGCGCGACGCCCTTGTACAAATAGCAGAAAAACGTGGCTACACTTATGCAGTTATTGACGGTTCTACTCCCGCTCACAAAAGACCAGAGATTGTACAACGCTTTCAGGCAGGTCAAATTAAAGTATTGTTTGCACATCCTCAATCTGCTGGACATGGTTTAACTCTTACTAAAGCTACCACAGCTATCTGGTGTTCACCCACTTACAATGCTGAACATTTTCAACAGTTCAACAGGCGTATCTATCGTTCAGGTCAAACTCAAAAAACAGAAACTATTTTAATTACTGCACGTAACACCTGGGAAGAACAAGTGTATGAAAAATTAAGTGGTAAGTTAAACCGTATGGAGACTTTACTAATGATTTTAAACGACTTACATAAAACAGCAGCATGAGGTATGATATAGAAACTATGTCACATCAAAGAAAAGTGGTAAGTTTAGGACAACTTCCTCAAGAAGAACTGGACAAACTAACTGAAGCAGATAAAACTGTTTTAGCCACTGCTTTAATTTATTCTTTATCTGAACTTATAGCACACAGTTATCCTTTAACTGATGATATAAGCCTAAAAGAAATTGTAAAAGAAGCAGCATTATTTGCTGTAGAACTTACAGAAGGTGTCAATCTTGTGATTGATGACATAAAAAACGTTAATACGTTACATTAAAAAATACTAGGAGGTATTATGGAAAATAATGTAAACAACATCCCTAATCTTGACGCTAAGATGAATATGCTTAACGATACAAGACAACAAATTAAAAAACTTCAAGAACAAGAAAAAACGTTGAAACAAACGCAAAATTATCTTGAAGCAGAAATTGCTGCCGATATGACTAAGCAAGGTCTTACTCAAACCGGCAATGATGTGTGTACTGTTTCTCTTAAAACAGAAATAGTACCAACTGTAGATGACTGGGACGCTTTGCATAAACACATAGTTGACACTGGTCAATTTGAGTTATTGCAAAAACGTATGTCAGCTACAGCATACAGGGAACTACTCGCTATGGCACAAGCAGTGCCTGGCGTTCGTTCCACGGAGCTTACTAAGGTTAATTTCCGTAGTAAGTAATTTTTAACCATGAAACAAGAAAGGTGAACTATGAGCGAAACTGCTATATCACTAGTCTCTAATACAGTGCCCGCGCACGTAAAAGAGGCATCTGGGCTCGGTAATGAAAACGTCACTGCTGAGCATTTACAAACCCCTAGAGTAAAGTTGCTCCAACAAATGAATAGCGAGGTTGATGAAAATCATGACGCTTACGTTGAAGGCGCAAAACCAGGTCATTTCTTAAATAGTGTTACTAATGAAAATTATGGCACTGAGATGTATATTATTAACTTACATTTTAAGGAAGACTTTGTACTCTGGAAAAAGCGAGATGCTGGAGGAGGTCTAATTGGCACATATAGTAGCCAAGCAGATGCTTTAGATTATCTCGCAGACCAAGGATTGAAAGCTGATGATCATGAGATTATTCAGACTCAATCACATCTCTTACTTCGTAAAGATCCTGAGACAGGTGAGTTAATTAAAACTCCTTTTCTCATGGACTTTGCCTCGTCTAAGTTAAGAGTTTCACGAGAGTGGAATACACAAATTGGACAGCTAGGAGGAGATAGGTTTAGTGCTTTGTGGAAATTGAGTTCCTTACAAACACAAAACAGAGCTTCACAAAAGTTCTTTAACCTTACTGCAGAAAATCAAGGTTGGGTAACCGAAGATGACTATGAGTTTGCAAAACAAACTTACAGTAACATCGCCGGGCCAACTACGTAAGTAGTAATGTTGTACAAGCTGCGACAAGATCTGTCGCGGCTTGTATGCAAATCAAGTATACTCTCTCTATGCAAGAGAGACAGTTCATAACTAAAGTCAATAAAAATCTCCCTTCAACTATTTATAAATGGAAAATAAACGATTCTTATACTGGTGGTGTGCCAGACTGTTTCTATACAGGACCAGCAGGCCATTGTTTTGTAGAGTATAAATATAAAAAAGAATTACCTAAACGTGACACAACCCCTATAAATTTTAATTTATCTGCACAACAAGAACTTTGGCTTACAGAACGTAGTGAACAAGGTGTGCCATGCTATCTAATATTAGCTGTAGGTAATTTAGTAGTTATTACTCAAAACTTTGAAAAAGCTAATAATTATGTAACTAGTGAGTTCTTAGAAGATAGCATGTTATTTAAAGATTTTATAGACAAATTAAGTAAAATGTGCGTAGAATATGGTACATGAGCGGAAAAAATCTCTCTGCTTTACGTGGAGAGTGTACAAGTTTAGCTGATTCGCCCTGCATTGGGTGGTGTACTGTGCGCCAATTTGGAGATAAAAGATGCAAAGGTTGTGGCAGACATGACTACGAATGTGATTCTACTTATTGGAATGCTTTACCCGATTGGAAGAAAAAATTAATTAATTTACGTAATGCAGGAGATGGTTATCAAATAAAACACATAAAAGGTGACTCTCGTCCGATCCCTAAAATAGTAGTAAACAATACTAAACCCAAAGATCATCCTGAGACTAAATACTAATGGCTAGAAACTACAGACAAGAATATGCTCGTTATCAGGGCACTCCAGAACAAAAGAAAAGGCGTGCCATGCGTAATAAAGTACGTAGACAAGCACTAGCATCAGGTAGGGTAACTAAAGGTAGTGGTTTTGATATACACCACCGCGATGGGAATCCTATGAACACTGATCCTACTAACTTAGTAGTATCACATTCAAGTCAAAATAGATCTTTTAAAAGAGATAAAAACGCTAGAAAAGCTTAGTAGCTTCTCATTTTTTTCATTCTCATAGTCTTAGGTTTTTTACTAATCCCTTTAACTGTTTTTTTCTTTTTCTTTTTTGTCTTTGTTTTCTTTTTGCCGCTGTGGTACATATTAATACTCCGCTTTAGTGTTTTTAAAAGTTTTATCAGAATGAGTGTCAACAAAAATAGATTGTTTTTCACCCGGCACAGAACCATCATGATTAGGAACTGTAGAATATCTCTTTTTACAAATGTCTTTGTAAGTATGAGGTTCTTTGTATTTTAATGGTCTATTTATCATAAGTTTGTATATTATATTATCCATTCACTAACATTTCCAGCGTCTTCTGGCTTGCCTCAATCTTGAATTAGGATTCTTAGCTGCTTTAGGAAACTTCTTCATTTGTCCAGCTGATCTAGCGCAGAATGATTTACGTCTTTTCGCTGCTTTGCTACCTTTTTTTACCTTACCTGTAACAGCTGTTTTTAACTTAGAACCTGGATTTAAACGTCTGTAAGCCTTTACGCCCGCACGCGTCATACCAGCTCCCGACTTTGTAGAACGGAAGTTCTTTTTGTTCCTAGCTGGCATTTTACTTTTTCTTCTTTGTACCACGTCTTTTTTTCCTTTTTACCATAGTTCTTACGTTTGTAGGTTTACCTCCAGGGTTTCCTGCTCTACGCTTACGAGCTACCGCGCTGCGTCTTTGTGCAGCAGTCATACTACGGGCCTTGGACCGTGGTACACATTTCGGGTATGCACGTTTACTTTTTTTTGCTGATTTACGTCCGCAAGCTTGAAACTTACCTTTTTTCTTAGGTGCACCAATATCTACCCAATCACCTTTTTTACCCTTGCCAAACCAAGCTGTTAGGCCTCCTTTAGGTTTAGTATTAGCCACGTTTCTTTCTCGCTTTTCTTATGGCTTCTTTACCGCGTTTAAATATACCAACTACTTGTGTTTTACCCATTACTTTAGCCCTCTGTTCGCCAACAGTAAGTATTTGTATTTTTCTAGCAAAAGGCTTCCTAATTTTTTTAACTTTAGCCACTGTTGCCCTAGCATCAGCAGGTGTTGCAAATTTAATTTTAACTGTATCTTTTGGGTTTTCATCAGTATATAACCTTCTACCAGAACCTTTTGGTTTCTTGCCTGTACCCTTTTTTGGGTCTCTTTTTTTGGGCATTACCTAGGTCCATTTCCTTTGTTATTACCAGAATCATATTCTGTTAATGCTTTTGTATATTCTCTGGTCTTTACCATTACTTTATACCAAAAAATATTCATACCTCTAGGATTAGATTGTTCTCCAATCATAGCGACAATACAACATAAAACAAGTGGAAACAAAATAACTTCCATTACCTATAGCCACCGCCACGTTTTTTATATGTACGTACTAACCAACCATTAGCATAAGCTGAAGGATAAACTTTAAATTTACGTTTAGCTTCTGCTTTTACTCTAGCGTATAACGCTGGGTTAGTTGGCTTAGCACCACTTTTCTTTTTAGTTGTTTTTCTTTTCTTTGCTGGCATTATGTACCTACTTGTTTTTGTGCCTTTTTATGGGCTTGTCTAAATGTATCACCCATCAACATACGGCGTTTCATATATTTCATATGTTTAGCAGTATGATGTTTAGAGTGACGCTTCATAGCGTTATCCTGACGTTTTGTCAGTTTTTGCTTCTTAACCCTCATAGAGGTTTTTTTTCTAGTTCTAGGCAATGTCTACGCCTCTGCCTTTTAAGATATCTGCAAAAGTTGTTTTACCGTCCCCAGTTAAATCTGGAAAGTCATTAGCACTATTACCACTACCTCTTGAAACGAGTCTTTTTTCTTGGGTTTTCATATCCCCAATCTTACCCTCGCCTCTGTCTTCCATTTTTCTAGTTGCACTCATATTTACCTCACTTTATTAAAAAATATTATACAGTATAAAATTCGTTTGCCATAAACTCATATAAAATCCTAAATTCTTCTAAGGTTAAAAAAGGTACATCCTTTCTAATATGCATTTTACGGTACTCATCATAAGCTGATTGTAGTTGTTTTTCTCTATATAATATCACTCTGATCTTGTAGATCACTCTACATTAGTCCTTCCTTTTATCTTTTAATTGTGACTTTGCTAGTTTTTCTTTTTCTATTAAATTAGGTGCGCCTAACATAGTCTTAAGAAACACATCCTGTCTAATTATCTCATTATCAACAGATCTAACTCTATCTATCAATGATACTAATATAGCATGTTGTGCATCTAATTTAGCATCCAATCTCTTCTCTGTAGTAGCTAAAGCTTCAGCTAATTTATCATCAACAGTATCTATTTTAGTTTCCATACCTATAATTATACGAGTAAGTAGTTTCCAAACGAAAAGCCCTAAACCAAGGGTCATAGCTATTGGAAAACCAACATCATTTATTAAGGTAACTATTTCGTTCATTCTGGCATCTCTGGAAAAACTATATCTACAAACGAGTTTGAGTTAGTGTATGCAGAAGGTAAATCACGAAGTTCTTGTCGATAAGCAGCCCACTCTGCTTTTTTTTCATCAGACAAAGGGCTATCTGTAGCTTGAGTCCAATCACATGCTTTTAACAAAGCATTTCTTCTTTCTCTTATGTAATCAAGAACAGGGGGTAGAGTTTCTGGTGTAATTACTGCCATGTTATAACCCCAAACCAAACACCATAAGATTACTTGATATCGCAAGTGTACCAGCAGTATTTACAGTTGCATTTTTTAGTCCTGCATAAAGTTTAGCGTTAAAAGTAGTATTTGCAGCTAAAGTCGCATTAAGTGCTATGGAGAAAAGAGGGTTGTCGTGTGGGTAACCAGCAAATTGATAAATTGAAGCAGCAACAGTGCCATTAGTATATTGTACAGATAAAACATAATAGCTATCTTCATCTCTACTAAAGGTTCCGCTAAATGTAGGAGTTGCTAAAAAGTTATAGTTTGTTGTTCTTGATGAAGTGGTAAAAGTCACAGATGTAACTTCACTTAAAGTTGAACCTCCATAGGTATGAAAAGGCAATGAAGCAGTATAAGTCCCTAAAAAAGTAAGAGAGCCACCAAAAAACTTATTTACTGTACCTACACTATTGGTAGTTTGGGAAATAGTCCCTGTTGCTGCTTTTATATTTCCTGCAGAACCTACAATACCTTTAGAAGCTACATCTAAAGTATTAGCCGTAATTTTAGTAGCACTTAAATCATTAATTTTAGCATCAGTTATAGCAGCGCTTGCTATTTTTGCGTTAGTAATTTGACTATTACCAATTTTAGCGTTAGTAATAGTAGCGTTAGCTATTTTTGCTGCATCCACTGCTAAATCAGCTATTTTTGCATTTACTATAGCTGCATCAACAATTTGTGCTGTAGCAATAGCAGCAGTGCCAATAACACCATCATTAGCCACAATAGCATTAGTCGCAATTTTTCCAGCAATAACTGAGTTAGCCGCTAAAATATCAGAAGTTATTGTACCGTCAGCAATTTTGGTATTGGTTAAAGTTTTGTTAACTAATTTAGTATTATCAATAACTGCGTTTTCAATTCTTGCTGCATTTACTTGAGCGGTAGTGGCATTTACCGAAGAAGAAAAAGTACCTGCTACATTATTAGTATTGACATGACGCACCCAGTAATAAAAAGTTTGTGCAGTATCAACGGTATCTGACCAAACATTAGCACTTACTGTATCTACTCTAGTTGCAGAACCTAAATTATCACTACCGTTACGCCAGACTTCGGTAAAAGCTAGATTGCTTATCTGTGGATCATTCCAATCAAGAGTAATTGTAGTAAAAGCAGCTCCTGCAGATAAACCTGTAGCTGCTGGTGGTACAGGAGCGCTTGGGTCTGGTTGTAAAAATGAAGGTAAAGCAAAATCAGTAATACCTGTTCCTGCATTAGGGTCAAATGGTTTATCCCTTAACTCAGTAGCTAGACCACTATCAATTAATTCTCTTAAAGTTATAGCTCTATCTCTAGGATCACCTCGTCTACCTAACCGTACTTCTGAGGCTTCTTTAAGAGACTCTAAAACTCTTTTTATTTTTGGATCAAGATCTGCTGGGATATCTATGATTGCAGGTACTTTAGTTTTTTTAACGGTAGCCATTAAATACCCCTTAATTCATCAATAGATTCCCCAATACATATTTCATTTATGGTATGTGCACCTGAAACTTCTATTGCATAAGTCTTATGTACTCCAGTAGGTAACCTTAAGATTGGTTCGGTAATTGTAGTAGCGCTAAAAGAAGTAGGGGCAGAACCTGCAACACTGAATACCGACCCTGAAGCAGTAATAGTAGCATCAAATATCTCTGTGCCGTCGCCAAATACTTTTAGTGTTATACCAGAACCAGAATAAGCTTCAGCTTCTACTTTTACAAAGTTCATACTAGTAGGTTTAGGTAAAACAAACTCTTTTGTTTTAAAAGTTAAAGTTTGATTGTTTGAACCATTTTGATATCTTTCTATATTAGTAGTACTGCCATTATCTACAATTACATACAACTCGTTGTTATCAGGATCGGTGTAACCACCAGTAGGAATAGTAGTAGCAGTAGCACTAAGGTTAGTAAAAGCATTTTTACCACCTCTAGGGTCAAATATAAACCCACCTCTATTACCACCGCTGTTGTAATAACCTATGTATTTACCTTCATGTAAAAAACCTTGAATACTATCTGGATAATAATTAGCACGCCATGTTTCTGGATCAATGATACCTTCTGTTGCTACTACTACAGCTGTACCTTCTACTAGTACCAAACCATCAGGAGAAGCATAGATAACATAGTCCCCCATATCAACCATTGAACGTTTATTAAGACAAGCTTGAGCAGCCTCCATCCTTATAACACTCATAGATTGAGGATCTGTACCTGCTGCAAAGTAAGGTGTACCTTTTGTACCTACAAAGAGACCAGTTCCTGTCATAGCTATAGCTACGATTTCTTCTTCCAAAGTTATCCTAAAAGCTACCGGCCAAGCGTGTGGTAAAAAAGGTTCAGAGAAACATAATCTTTTACCTGTAAAACCAGCTAAGATACCATTAGTCATAGCAGTTAACCCAAGCATCTTTCCGTTTGGATATAAACTAGTGTCATCATCTGGCGGTGCGATGTGGAAGGTACTTGGTATAAGTTCAGCTAAAGCATCATTATCTAAATTATCAGTAGTGCTAGCCGTGGCTAAAGTTACTTCTTTAACAAACTGAAACTCAGTAGTATTAGATCCAGTATTAGAACGATAAATACGTTTTTTTGAAAGGTTGGTATTACTTTTAGAAGTAGAAGTATCCATGCCTGAAATAGTTACTGTTTGTCCATCTACTTTGCTAAGCACCGTAGACGCAGGTGAAGGTGGACCTTCTTCTCCAAAAGCAGATACAAAAGTATAGACATAAGAAGTACTATATTGTGTTTGGGTACCATCGTCACTACCAGCAGTTATACTTGTACTTGCGGCATTTGCCGGTGCTGGTATACCTAATCTAAAAAAGTTTCTTGGAAAATCTCCAGAGCCACCTGCAGTTATAATTTCAGTAGAACTTGCCATCTGTGGAAAGTTATTACCAGTCCAATATAACCTATCAAAAGCATCGTCTGCTACTGGGCCAGGCACTACATTTACATCGTTGGTAAACTGTAAGTAATAAGAACTACCAGCAAAATCATATTTATAAGCCGAAGTTCTACCGTCCGTTATTTGTTGTACATTTGAGTTATCTTTGACTGGGGTAAGCACTCCAGCATCTAAATTAACATCTTTAGCCTCTTGGCCTAACTCATTAGCTAAAAGTCTAGGTGCTACTTGTGGAGCAATCCCGTTAAATGTAATTAGTTTGAAATATGCCATACATTAATCATCCCCTCTTGCGACTTTTTTTTGTTTTTCAAAAGTCCTGAGTCCTGCCATTCCGAGCATCGCCATAAGTATGGTTGATAACTGACTAAAATCAAACTCTGGTAGTTCAACTTGAATGCCCCAGATGCCAATACCAAACTGAACCATGGGCGCTATAATAAAATGATAGGCCATAGCAAAACTACATACCCAGCCAACTGAAGGCCTCCAGCCCGCAACAAACCAGTTTTTACTGGATGCTTCTATTTTATTAACTTCTATTTGAGCAAGATTAGCAGTTTGTAGTTGTGTTTTAAGCTCATGCTCAAGTTGCATTTTTAAATTTTTGTCTGCAACAAATTTATTTAAAACACTACCCGCTATACCTACTACCGACTTTGTTATTGGATCTGCCATATTAACCTCCTTATCTTAAAAAATATACGAGTAAGCCTACTCCTGAACTTACACAAACCCATAAAAATCTTTCTAAAAAACTAAAAGAACGAGTGTTTAGACTGCTTTTATTTTCTACTGCATCTACTCGTTCTTCCATTTTGTCCATTCTAATAAAAAATCTATCGTTTTGTTTTAATACCGTTGCTACCCTTTCTTCAATACGAGCAATAGACACAACGGCGTCTGCCAGTCGGTCTATTTTTTGTTCTATCTTTTCTAATCTTTGATCTTGTGTATCACTCATAACTCCAAACCCAAGGCCTAGGGCTGGAACTAGTAGCTTCAAGATTATCTAAATGTATAAATCTAGAGTCGCCATGCTGTTTCACACCAAGCCCGGTTATACCGTGTTGTAACGCTACTTCAATACATTTCAAGGCATCCGCGCCTCTAATAAGTATATCTACAGCCCTGCCACTTGCGTGTGCTCCTGGTTGCGATTTTCTTGCTTCTATAGGATGCGTTGGGTCTCTATAGGCACTTGTTATTATAAACGGAATTCCAACTTCTTCACGTATTTTTTCAAGTATTTCCATGAAGTTTGAATCCATTTTACAAATACCTGTGTGTTTACACTTAAGCTCAGCTTCAGTAAAGTACTTCCAATTATTCATTTTCCTTGTATTCAGGTACTTTATCCTCTTGAATAACTTTTTTAAGCTCTCGCATAGATTCTTTTCTAGCATTTTCTGTCTTTTTTAATTCGTATGCTTTTTCTTGTAAATCATCTTGGAGCTTTATAGTAAAGTTAAAAAGTTCTTTTACCCTAGGAGTCAAATCATCTACTTTGTAGGTAATCCCATCTAGGGTTACTTTTTCTATTTCAGACATATTTATTATCCTTTGAGTGTGTTAATTTCAGATTGTAAGGCTTCAATCTGTTCTTGTTGTTCTTGGATTGCTTTTGTTAATAAAGGTACTAATTTACTTTGGTCTATACCTTGATAATCAGGAACTTCTCTTGTTCCCATTACAGCTTCAGTTACAATCTCACCATCATCATTAAATTCTGCT